TGGCAAGTACGTACCAACGTGGTGGACATTGCGTGGCCTTGCTGCGTTGTGAGCAGAAATACCCACCCCAATTTTTAGGCGCACCGTCATGTGATTGTTTCCAGACCATGTGACCGTGATTGCATAAAGGTGCCTCAGCGATTAGTTCACCGCCTAGTTGTTTGGCGATTTCTCCCAGGCTTGCACCAATGGGGGTTGCAATTGGCGCTTCGAATTTGGTTGACCAATAATCAGGTTCAGCCTCAGCCTTTGCCACGATCGCAGGTGCCTGTTCAACCTGTGCCATAACTTCTTTGGTGCTTCGTTCAGCCCCGCCCATGACCAGTTGTTGTACGCGCATGATTGCGCTTGTCACGGTATCTTCAACGAACCAACGTTTCATGTTCGGCTGGTAGGCACCCTGGTACCCGTAGCCATAGTCAATACCAGCTGCCAAAACGTCGTCATGATTTCGAAAGGCTTTGGCTTCAACCAGTACGTAACCCTTTTCAGCGCTAAATTCAACGATTCGCGTTTCAATGCGTCCTGTTGGATAAGTCTTAATCCAGCGTTCTAGTCTTTCGCGGCTTGCCTCATAGTTGTCTAGGAATCCCATTAGCGTTGACGCTCCTGTTGTCTTCCAATGGCCATGCCAGTTGAACGCCCCGCATGGTAGCCAACTGATTTGCCGTCACGGTAGCCCATTGAATAAATAATGGTGCTAATGGTTAATTGCCCGATTAAGGCAAAACCAATGATTTGTTCGATTGTCATTTTGAATTCTCCCGATTCTAGGTGGTAAGTGCTACCACCTGAGATCAGGGTGACGCATGATTGGCGCGCGGTCAAGAACCTTGCGTGTTTGTCGGCGTGTCCGCTGGTTTAGGTTTGGATTTCAGCCCATTACCCGCCAGTACGCCACCCAATGAACCAGTCAAGAAAATGGCCAGGGTTTTCAATAGGTCAATAAATGCTGCGTCATTCGGCGCCTGGTTGCCGATTGGTTGGGTGACGAAGATCAGTGCATAAGTTATCCCGACGGTTACAACTAGAAAAACGGCTGCAAGGGTTGAACCGATAATCAAAATCAGTTGTGCGTGGACGTCCTCAGGGGTGCGGCGTCGGTACGGTTTTTGTAAATTCTTTTCCAATGATGTCGTCAGTGCAAGTTCCAGTAGGGACGCACTGCGGTTTTTGGCATTCTGGGTTTTCCCAGTTCTCAAATTCTTGGCATTCATAACGTGTCCACCCCTGATACCCGCAAGCGGTCAGGGTTAGTGCAAGTGCCCAGACCAACCCTGCCGCCGCGAATCTGCGGTTCACTTCCCCGTTGAACCGAAGGCTTTGTCGTTTGGGTTAAGCCAGCGCAAAATCACTGGCGCAACCGCTGCAACCCCTGCCATTGCAAGTGTTTTTGGGTCTGTCACACCTGCCATGTATAAGGCGAGCGCTGCCGCCATGAATGATCGTGCCCAGGAAGCTGCTAAGGCTTTGGCTTGTTCCATTTGGTTTTCTCCTTCTTTGGTTTATCTGCCGTTTTTGGCATTTCAACACTAGGAAATTCTCCCTTGTAAGGTGTGAATTTAGGAATACCAAAACCGACGATTTCTTTACCTTCACCAAATCCCCGGACTTTGATCATCACCATTCCACCATTGCGCTGGTCGCCTGTGCCACTGGTGTTGCCTTCGATCGTCAAGCAAGTTTTATTGTCAATCAACCCAACAACAATTCCAATGTGAGAAATGCGATCAACGCCGTCATGTGGGAAATCCATAAATGCCAAATATCCCAATTGTGGAATGTTTGACCAGCGGTTGATCTCCTTGAATTTATGCGCGCCTACTGCAGTGCTGACGACGGAATGAATCTTGACGCCAGCCTGTGCCGCGCACCAATTGACGAAAGAACCGCACCAGGGCAACCCGTCGGCCTTTGTAAATTTGCCGTATTTGGTCAGGTTGTCGCCTTCTTCAATTGTGCCGACTTCAGCTGCGGCAACTTCAACTAAACGTGCATTTGTGCCTACTGGGTAATTCATGCCATTAGCAATTTCGCTTCTTCGGCGGTAATACCTAGACGTTCAAGCAATGCAGTTTTGGCGTCCTCTTTGGCTTGCAATTCGGCTGCAATTTCGTTTTGAACTTCGTCCCATTGTAAGTCCAATGTTTCTTTTGTCGGCTTTGGTGTATTAGATAGCCAGGTTAGGCCTTCATAATCGTCACCGTTAAGTGTCCAAATTTGACCTTTATAATTTTTGACCAGAATTGTTGCGTAATCTATCATTATGCACCTATTTCCATGACTGTGATTGTTGATACTGTTCGCATGAATGCGGCATTGTCGCTATCGGTCGAAGAACGATTAACATAAAAAGTTCCAGTAGTAGTTGCGAAACCTTGTATTTTGTAAGTTGTCGCTGATGTGGTTGCAGGTGAATCCAAATAAACTATGGTTCCATTATCCACGGTTGACGAGTTAGTTGTAAATAAAGATAGCGCGCCACTTGCTCTACTTCCAGGGCTTGTCGGCACGATTATATCTGTTGAACCTCTCAATAATCTGAACATTGAACCATTGCTAGCGATTAAGCCATCACCCGAAATTTGGCAAAATACCAAAACTTTACTAGTCGATAAGGTCGGCGTAATTGTGACCGATAATCCAGTCACGTCAACTGGGCTTGTTGAACTGGAACTAAAAGTGTCTAATTTGTTTGTGCTTATAACTTGTAAAACTTTGCCGCCTGCTGGGGTTGCCCATTTAAGGCCAGTGGCCGTTGATGAATCAGCGGTCAAAACTTGATTGTTTGTACCTACGGCAAGGCGTGCAGGTGTATCTGCGGCAGTCGCAGTTATCAAATCGCCTTTAGCGTCCAAAATAACTAATGGGTCAGCGTTTGTCCACGTAAAATCCATGTCTGTATTTGAAGCCTTGGACAATACTTGACCAGTCGTGCCGCCTAGCAAATCAGCCATTGAAGTTGCTACGGCTTGACCGAAGGTTTCGAAGTCCGCTGGTAAATCCGTTACGAGGTCACTCGCCGTCGGCATTTGCCACGAAAAGGGCGTTGTTGGGTTCGTCATAGGTTCTCCTTCTTAGGTGATAATTGTTGCACGTGCCCAGTCTAGCGTTGGCGACACGCCCGACCAGGTAAATGTGTTGGAAATTTCGTCCCATGACAATGATTGCAACGAATAGGCAACGGGTGAAAGATTGAGCGAAATTGAAAGAGTGTTGTAACCCGCACGGAATGTCCAGCCTTCGACGAAACCCTGAAAAATAGAACCCATGTTGGCAGGTAGGTCATTGACCGCAACGGGCATTCCCATGAACACTCCAATAAGTGCGTCACGGTCGGCGTTGTCCACTTCAGGATTTGTCAGGTCATAGGTGATCTCGCTGAAAATGGGTTGTGGGTCTTTGCGCAGCGCCAAATAGAAATTGGCTTGGCCAGTCGCGTCGGCCGAATTGTGAAGCGTTGTTGTGATTATTTGTGAAAGTGTGCCGTAGGTGGCAATTGAAGTTGCGTCGCTAGCGGATTGTTCACTGCTGCTAGTTGCCCCATATTTTATGGTTAAATTGTTTCGCACGTCGCCCGCGCGGGTTTCAGTACGAAGTCCAGCTGCGCGCGCCTGGTTTGCAGTTATTTGCACGTAACCGTTGGCAGTAAGATATTGCGTGCGGTGCGTAGCGTCGGCGTAGGAAATCCGCCCTTGGGCGTCCTCATAGATGTAACCCAGTCCAGAAGTTGCCAGCGCTGAAACTAAGGAATATACGTCAGTTCTTTCACTTGATCTTGCTGCCAATTCATAATCACCTGGCTGATCTATCTGACCCAAGCCAATGTTGCCAGCCGTTGCCCAGGTCACTGTTGGGTCTTCTGTTGCCCAAGTTAATGCGCCTGGAATTTCAGCCCAAGTTGCAAGCAATACACCTGAAAGTATTGTGTAAATCTGATTTCCGTCGAAATCCTTAGAAAGTACTCCATTGGTTAATGCCTTTGGCAAGCGCGCCAATGCTCCCAGCGCCGTGATTGAATAAGTCTGAGTGAACATGGTCGAACCAACGTCACGGACTTCCAACCCTATGTCAACTACGTTGCCGCCAAAAATGGGCACGAATGTGTTTGACGTATTTTTGACCTGAATTGAAATGGTTGAATTTATGTTGACTGGAATTGTTGCCTGGTTAACGTCGATCAACTGAATGTTTGTGTACCCAGCCTGCGCCTGCTCATAAATGTTTGTACGTCCACTTTCAATGGTGAGGTTTGCCAAAACCGCTGAAGTGTATTCAACGCCGTCAATTTCAACTAGCCAAATCGGCGCCCACTGGGTCATGCGACTAGATTCCCTGCGCCACCTGTGCCGCGATAGTAGGAATTGTTTAGCGTGTCAACGATCGTTCTGGCAGTTCCTTCCTTGTCAACCGCGCCGTTTACGGTCAAGTTGATAGTAGTTCCTGACGCAGCGGCAATGCCCGCAAGGCTATTTGTGTTTACTCCCGAAACGCCTGACGCACCCAAGCCAGTGATTTTGGCTGCCGTCGTTGCAGCGGTTTTTGCAGCAGTGGCCACGCCACCCCCGCCACTTGATGTTGTTACACCAGTTGAAGGCGCTGAGATTGAAGGTATTGAAGGCACTGAAGTTGTGACGGTAGGTGTTTTGATTGAAGGAACACTGACATTCGGTGTTGAAATTTTTGAAACATTTGGCAAAAATGGAATTGCGTTATAGGCAGAAATAAGCGCGTTGATTCCAGCAACCGCACCTGAAATTAGGCCGTTCAAAATCTTGACCACGCCAGCGATTACGTCAATGACGCCACCAGCGATCTTGCCAGCGACCTGCAACGCGCCGCCAAGTACCGTACCAATGACCGGGGCTAAATAAGTTGCAACGTAACTGCCGAACACTTTGAAAGTTTCTAGGTTGTCACTCAATGCGTCTTTTACGTAATTAAACGCCTTAACCATTCCGTCAATAATTGGCGTGAAAACATTCTTAATTGTATTTCCAAGATTGGTAATAATTCCACCAAGCCCGCCGCCGTCTAGGCTGAAGGCACCTGAAAATGCGTTAATGACTGGCAACGCATTTTGGTTGATGAAATTTATGACCTTTTCCAAAATAGGTAACAACGCAAAACCGATTGTTTCTTTTGCTTCGTTAAATGCAACCTGCATTCTGGCAATTCGTCCCGCGTAGGTATCCGCGTTACGTGCTGCAGCGCCACCAAATAAATCTGACAGACGGCCTTGCACCTGCTCAAATGACATTGTTTTCAATTCGGCAGCTGATAAGCCAATGCCCAGTCTGCCCAGCGCGGTTGTGTTTCCGTCGTAGGCTTTAGAAAGTGAAGTGGCGACCGCTTCGACTGGCTTACCCGTCGCCGCGCTTATGTCTAGGGCGGTGGCTAATAAATCCTGCGCTTTCGTAATGTCGCCCGTCGATCTAACCAGGCGTCCCAATGCTGGACGCAATTCGTCGTCGGCAACGCCAGTAGCCAATGACATTTGAAGAATAGATTGTTCGGTGGCTGCTATCTGCCCTTTGGTTGCACCAGTCGCGTTTTCAAGCGCCAGCGCCAATTGTGTCTGCGCCTTCTCGTCCTCGATCGCGGCCTTGACGCCTTCAATGCCAATTTTGATTGCGTAAGCGCCAGCAGCGGCAGCGGCAGCAACGAAGGCTGCGCCGACCATTTTGCCAACCTTGCCCATTTTGTCGCCAAATGAATCGACGTCAGCCGACGCGGTTTTCAGTGATTTGTTGAGATTGTCAACGTCACCAAGAATTGAAAGTTTAAGGGTACGACTACCAGCCATTAGTTGTACTCCTTCACGATCTTAGAAAATGATTCTTCCCACTTTTTTACAATGTCTGGCTGGGCACTTCGAAGGGTCGGGTAAATAAACCAACCGCGAGAACCGCGACCTTCACGGCCTGACCAGACTGGGAATTGCTTATAACGATTAGAACCGAATTCTGCGCCGCCCCAAATTTGTTGGGTCGTTGCCCCGCCACTTAACTTCTGGCCAGCATAACCAAATGAAATTTCACCAATCTTTGACGACTTTGAAACCTTGGAACCGTCAGCAACGCGATTGTCTTGAAGGTTACGGGTACGGCTTGACGCCGCTGCCTGAATCTTGCCCTGAACCCAAGTGGCCAATTCGCTGGTCGCTTGTTTAGCCTGGTTGGTTGCTTCCTCGTCCATAGCCTTAAAAGAACGGACAATGGCGCGCAATTCAGCCTTGTCATAAGCGATTGCGTCAGTTGCCATTTGCCCGTCCTTCCAGAATTTCAAGTACCGTCAAAATGTCCTCAGCCGATTCGAATTGTTCTTTTGGCAAATTGGTCGCTATGGCCAATTCCCAAATAATTCGACTTAGGCTTCCGACTGGGTGGCTTTTGGGTTTGCTTCACCGACGATCACTTCGGCAATGGTTTCAGTCCATGCTTCGATTGGCTTGACTGGTTTCCCAGCTGCTTCGCGCTTCATGGCGTGATAGGCCAGAAAGACCAAATCGGAAATTCCGATCTTTTCTTGTGCCTGGCTGATCGTGTGACCCGTGTGCTTCTCCCATTTTACCCACTCTGGTGGCGCAGCCGTGTAGGTCGCCTGCGTACCGTCGTTATATTCGATTGTGATTGGTAGTTTCATTGTTTCTCCCGATTGTTAGTTTTTAACTGAAGGTTTCAGTAGGTGTTCCCACCACGATAAATGATAGGTCAA